TTTCTTGATAAAGTTAAGTTACCAGTAATAGTTCCACCAGTTAATGGTAATCCCGCCGTAGACATAGATGTATTATCAACATAATCAACACGTGCAAATTTTCCTGTTGATGCATCAATCATTTTATTTAGTGCTTCTTGGACTCTTGTCCAATATTGAGCACTAGATGCCCCCAATGTTACAATTAACAATAATGGTAGAAATATAAAAAATAAATATTTTTTCATTATAACTTAGTCCTCAAAATAACCAGAAGTATGTACAGAGCCAGAACCTGTTGGACTGGATACAACCCATCCCACTCGTATTTTACTTGCTCTTTCACTTATTGATACTGCATATCCAACTGTTGTTATTGCTGTAAAAGTAACTGATACGCTTTCTGTATTAATTGTACTTGATCCTGCTAATATTTCTACTCTAGCTGTTAATGATCCAGAACTATAAGTAGGAACAGCTAATGCAAAACTTTTATTTTGATAACCACTACAATCTATCCAACCATCATTAATTGTAGAACTTCCTGACTGGTTATACACATATGAAGAAGTTCCTGTAATAGCTTTGGCTACAAACATTTCTGAAATAGATTTAGTCATGTGACCACGTACAACTTTAGTTGTAGAAGTAGCACCACCTTCACTTATGTTGTCAGCATTTACTATTTTAATATAAGAACAATAACAAAATAATGCTAAAAATATAAGAAATAATTTCATACTATTTCTTAAATAAAAATGTTTAAAGTTCATATCTAATCCTCTTCCTTAAAATTATTATCAATTTCTACTCAAGTAAATAGTTATAGTTCCAGTTTTAGCATTACCCGCATTTGAAACAGCAATGGCTAATTTTTCATTAACTACCATTTTATTAGATGATATTAATGGAATCATAGTAGTTGTATTTACATTAGATAAATCAGCACCACCACCAAGTAAAACATCTACACCATCTGAGTCTTTTATAGTAACATCATATAAATCACTTACTCCTACACCTGGAACGAAATTTATGCGTTCAAGTGTCCCTGATAAAAAAGCAGTATTTGCTGTAGCATTTCCGCTGGCATCACTCGTCCAGGAAATAGAATATTTTTTTATACGATGTACATTTGAGTCAGTAAATGTCAAAGTCCCCGCCAATGTAATATCCTCCTATTTATTATAAATTATTTAATTATAAATAATTTTATTTTCATTATTTTTGAATTGATGCTCTTATCATTTTATCCTTTGGGGGAGCAGATAAAGTTTTTATTATTATAAAATGTTCCATTCCAATTAAATTTAATGTTTCAATTGGTAAAAAAAGATATTCACCATTGAGATAGTGCTTTCCTTCATACCAATATTCTTTTACTACTACAACTTTTATAAGTTTACACATTTAAATTACTAATTTAATATTTAATTTTCATAAGATTAATAAATTATATGTAGTGAGGGAACTTGCCCCTCACTACATAAATAAAAAACTACTAATCAATTATTGCGTTAACATCATTTCCTGAATATCTTGCGCCGCTGAGGATATACGTTGCTGCTAAAAGTGTCGTGCCCGCTCCTGATGCTAAATTAAATCTCACACAATCAAATCCATTGTTTACATCTAGTTCCGCAGCATCTATCTCAATTACATAAAGATTATTAGGGTCTGATCCTACAGTATAAGTATCACTTGTGACTGTAGTTTCTGTCAAAGTTGTAGTAGACAGACCAACATTAATATAAATCTTATCATAACTAAGTGCCTTCTCATCCGACAATGAGTTTGTAACATCTGTTGCCTGTTTCAATGTTAATGCAGTGCCAGTGCCAACTGCACCAAACTGCAATATCATTGTGCAATGACTCCAACCCTTCATGCTAACATAATCACCTGTCACTGCTAAGTTATTAATATCAACAGGGACATTAGCAAGTACAATTTTTGCTTCTTTTGCTAAGTACATTTTTAGTATCCTCCGATTAAATTTAAAATATCAAAGTAGGAGAAATTATTAAAACTCCTCCTACTTTATTAATAAGTAAAAATTTAGGCTCTTGTGTCCAATGATATAGCAGTAGAAAGTTTCTTACTACCTTTATAAGGTGTTAAAGACGCATTTCTAATATGCTGACCATCTAATCTAACTGTCCACCTAAACGCAGTTTCATTATAATCAAACCTAAGATGAATAGACACTGCTGAATCAACCCCACCCTTTTCAATTATGTAATATTCACTAAGATCAACAAAAAGAATATCACCCTTTGTACCGAGAGCAGCACATTGTTCAATAGGAATCACAGGACGACCTCTGAGCAACCCATAAGGTGCAGTTGACAAACCACCAGGAGGCAAGTAAGCTGGCCACATCCCAGTATCACCCTCTAATTTAAGGGAAGGTAATTGATCTTCTACTTCTGAATTTACTAACCATATAGAATTACCTCTGTTCCTAAATGGCATAGAATTATACATCTTTACTACATTATCAAATACTAATGTAGCAGCAGCCTGGTCTGCTTCCTTAGCAACACTAACCAAACCTGGAGAACTTAAAAGCCCAAGAGGTTGACCAGCACCGAGACCATTTATAATAGCATCATCAATCTTAAAGCCAAATTCTTTAACAAATTTACCAGAAAGATATGCACCTAAGAAAGCAGCATCCTGCAACATTTCATCAGTTACATAACAAAGTCCAGTTAACTTATTCAACCTCATGTTAACCTCACGGAACTTTGGCTTAGACTTTGTCATTTGGTCAGCTTCATTCTCCCAATATGCCTGAACTCCACCCTGACGATTACCATCCGTTCTTGCTGTTTCATCTAATGCGTGAAAACGCATACCATTTGATGTTGCAGAAACAGGAAGCCTATTACATCTTGGTAACAAAATACCAGTCTCCATAGTATCTTCAATCAGTGCTTGAGAAACATCTGTTGCCACTAAGTACCCACCAGCAGCAGGATCAGATTCCTCCATACCCGTAGGAGCTTTCTGAATCAACCTCTCGTCAATCTTTCCTGATACTACGGCATTCTTTGCAGCAATCGCAAACTCACCAAGCTTCCTATTAATATCACCTTCAAAAGTCTTTTTCTTTTCCTCTTTGCCAGCTAATGGATTAACTGCACCACCTGCAAAGACTTTAGATAATACCTTTTCTAAACTATCAACTGTAGAAGCATTCATTTTTTCTAATAATTCTTTTAACGCTTTTTCGTCCATTTAAATTTCCTCCGTAATTGTTAATAAATAATCTATATATTCTATGACCTAATGTTTCTGAAACATCTCTGGCCTAAAAATTACATTTGTACTTTTCCCATTGCTTTATTTAAAGCTTCCTCTATTAATTTAGATAAGTCAGTATTTCTTTTTTCTATAGCTTCTAATACTAATGTGGCTGTTTCCTCTTCAGAAATACCTTCAACATATTCAAATGATTTCTTACCATGTTCTTTTATCCAAGATTTTGCACTCTGTTTTGTCCAGCCATCAGATTTGGGGAATCTGTAAGACTGCAATTCCATTGTTGAACTGCTTTTTAGTTTCCCAAATACCGCTTTTATTTTGGGATATGAACTTTTTATAGTTTTGTATCTAAATGAATCTTGGTCAAATAAACTTGGATCTTTGACCCTAATTCTGATTTCGTTTTCAGTTTCATCCACACCTTTTTCAATAATATCATCTTCAGATTCTATCTTCTCTAAGTAATCTTTGTGTTGTAGTTTATGCTCTTTACAAAATGTCAGTAATTCTTCTTTCCCAGGAGCAGATTTAAGATAAAATTCTTGTAAAGCTTCTTTGATTTTTTGCCATTCCTCCATAGATTTAGCTTCTGTAGCAATAAACTTTGGAAAATGCTCGTCTGCTTGTGTAGTCTTGCACTTATAATATTTTGAACCCTTTCCATAAATACTTGACAATCTGGTTTGATATAAATTATCATTTTTGTCACATACCAGACCAATATAATTGCCAAGTTCATCAATTAAATTCTCATGAAAAATTAAAGGTAAACTAGGAACATTCTTCAATTCTTCTAGTTTCAATGTGCTTTCACAAAATTTATTATTTAATTCTTTCATTTTATTAATCTTATTTATTTCAGCCACACAATTTCCTTTAGAAGTATAACTAACTTCCATCTCCATCATTTTTCCCATTTCAGCAGTTTTTGATTCCTGGTCATATTTATATTTATAATCACAATATTTTACTGGGGAATTATAATTGGGAGTGTACCCACATACAACATGACCATTAGGATAATCAATTGGATATAAATCTTCTATATTCATATAAGATGAAGAATTAGAAATGGAATCCTCATATTTTATTTCTATTCCTTTTTCCATGTGCAATTTATCCATATCTTCTCTCATCTTTTTCATATTAACATAAATTGCACTCCTAATATCATCTACACTAGGATTTCCTTTCTTATCAACTTTCTTCTGTTCTACTTTTTCTATAATTTCTTTATTAATCAAATCAGATGGAGGAGTTATAGTTTTATTATCAATAACTGCTTCAGTGGTATCATTAGATTTCTCTATTTCTTTATTAATAACTTCAGGAACAATTACTTTAGTTTCTTTTTTACCTTCATCTTTTAAACCATCAATTTGAATTATTGTTTTCATATCTTCCTCATACTCCTCTTTAGAAATGAGTCCTTTAGAGCAGGCGATTTGTAGAGCTTGGGGATTGGAAGGCACTGAGGTGTCAGAAAATTCAATTAATGACCATTTTTGCACAATATTATTTATGCTCTTAACTTTATCCTCACTAACCCACCCTTTGTTTAAAGCATTCTTTACTTCATTATCAAACTCTTCTTTCTTGTTTATATCCATTTTTGAGATATATTTCGTTGGTAAAAATCCTACCGATACGGCTAAGGGAAAACCGTCCTTGCGATAATTATAAACTAAATCAGCTTCAGGAGTATTTGCGTATATCGTTTTTGCTATTAAACCATGCCCTGTATTATCAATCTTTACCCATGCCGCACGACCAATAGGAAGTCGTTTATAATCATGCCCAAACATTACAATAGGATGTTTTAAAAAGTGAGTTAAATCAACTCCTTCCGGTTTTATAATATCACAATCCCTATCCATACTTCCTGTTGATATATAAGTAACAACAGCTTTCTCCCCAGGAACAAAATCAGGTTGTTTATAAGTATCTAATCCTTTCCTTATGTATGTTACAGATTCCGCTCCAATATCATTTTGTTTTGCTATTTCTGCAATTTGGTCTTTAACTAAAATAGGCAGTGATTCTAACTTGAAGTATTTAGTAATTAAATTCATTAATTGACTCCTATATTTGTTTTATTGCATCGTAAAATTATTGTAATTATATTATCCATATATTGGGTTATTTCCTGATATTGAACTAATTTATAACACTCTATCTGATTTAGTTGCTTGGTTTATATAATGGTCAATCAGTTTTGTTACCAGGATACCAGTTGCAAATGACCATATAATTTCAGGCTTAATTTCTCCATCTGCTGTGCCTGTATATCGTACAACAACATAAGAGATTAAAAGAACAAACCAAAAAACAATACCTGCTCTTACCCATCCCCTACGCTTCTCAGATGTTTCTATTGTATCTTTTTTTATAGCAAGTAATTCTGCTTGTAGTTCAGCAATAATTTCATCTTGTTTTTTATCTATAATCTCATCTGCTGACATATAATGCTCCTATTATTTATTTATACCACCATATTTACACTATTACAAAGTTCATGTAATTGAGCATCAGATATAATGGGCTTAACTTTGTTGCTCTTTCCTTTTCTCTTTTTTATATTATTTAACCTAACAAATTTAGCTAATAATCCAAAACTCAGATTCATTATTCTAGCCACATCTTTTAGTTCATAATTCTCATCAATATATAATCTTTTAACTTTATCTTTATCTATAGAATAAATTTTAGTTGTGCCATTTTTTATCCCAGTTTCTTTTCTTTTTTCTAATATATTATTCTGATAATTAGGGTCAGATTCTTTTTTATTATTTATGGTAGCAATTCTTTTTTCCTCACTATTTTTACGAGCTTCTGACATATTTTTTCTATAGTTTTCATCTTGCCATAATTCTTTGCTTTGTTTTGATAATTGTTCTTTACGTTTAGGGTCTTGATTTTTAATTTTTATCTTCTCAGAATAATTCTTTCTAAATTCTGGATTTTCCCATAATTCTTTACTTTTATTGGATAAATTTTCTATATAGTCTGGATTTTGACATAATCTTTTTTGTCTTTCTGAAAACTTTAAACGAGTTTCTTCAGATAATTTATATCCTCTGTTTACAGATGTATTTGTACTTAAATTATATCCACACTTTTTATCATAGCTTTTATAGAAATCCATCCAGTATTGTTCTATTTGATCAAGTAATAAAATATTATCTACTTTTTCTAATATAATAAATTCAAAATTCTCTATTCCATATTTTCTTATAGAAGTGTACAAAGGACGATTTATCTTTTTTACTAAAGCATTATGCTTGTGACAAGAAAATCTAGTTTTTATATCAGTAGATTGTCCAATATAAATTTTACCATTAATGCAATTAATTATCTTATATATTCCCTGAATTTTCATAATTACTGTTTAATTTAAAAAATCATACTAAGCTGTACATTTTTAATATACAGCTTAGTATAGAATATTATCATAAGTCTATGCAGACAATACACCTACGGCCTGCGCCTGTTCACCCGCCGCATCAGAGGCAAAATTCTCTGCAAGCTGACAAGAAGCGGCACTAATTATGTTACCATCAGTAATACCAGCAGTAGATGTTGCAGTTCCTACATTGTAATCAATTCGTCCTGTCGTTGACGCAACAAGAACTATCCAATGTTTATCAGTTGATAACTGAATGAACTGGTTATTGCTAATATTAATACTCAAAGATTCAGTAGTGATTCCATTAATTATTCCTGTAGTAGACTCAGATGCAAAATAATTACCACTAATTACTGCTCTGTCCGCACCAACAAGCCTTACTACCTCAGTAGCTGTGTCAGTAACAGCAGTTCCAGCTAATGAATAATCATAATAAAAACGACAGCCAGTGATAACCATATCATTAGCAGCAGCATCAGTAATAACGGTAATATCAAATCCTGTAGAAGCAGTCGTACAATAAAAATCACAATTAACCATTTCAAATCCAGCAGCATTTACATCAATTGGAGCATCCAAAGATGCAATATTACTAATAAATCTGAAATTAATTAATGAACAATTTGCGGCATCAATATCAATATCAGCTAAAACATCTGTTGCAAATGTAATTGTAGGTCTAAGAGTACCAGTGCCCATACCAACTATTGATACACCAATCTTATTAACTACAATATCAGCAGCAGCATCTACAGTCTCAGCATGTCCTGGCATACACAGAATAATATCATTTTTACTTGCAGTACACTTTGCAAGTGCTTGTGTTATTGTTGAAAGTGGCTTTGAAGGAGTTTTTCCTGTGTGAGTGGAAGCTCCTGTGCCACTATGAACCCAAAACACTGATCCTGAATAAGAATTCACAATTGGAATTCCCCGGATCAAAACTTGATTAATAAATCCTGAATTAAAGTTTGCTCTCCCAACTCCCGCCATACAACACCAACCTTTCTGTACCAAAATTAGTACGAAGTTTTAATCAAAATAAAACAAGGTCACAAAATTGACCTTAAGTTTCAAATTTTTATACCAATAAAAAAAGCCCAGATACATTGATTTAACTCAATATATTTGGGCTTAAATTTACTTATTATTTCTAAGTATTTAAACTGCCAGATGATTTACTAAATATTTAATAACAAATAGTTTGCTCTATAGAACAAATACTACCTTGATTTACATGTAAAGTGATTCTTCCTGTAAACTCTTTAATTGTAATCTTTTTCTGTAATAAAAACTCAGATAATTCTTTTTTTTTAGATTTTAACACTTCCTTATACTGTTCTCTATTTTCTGTCATTTATAATATTTCTGAAATTTCTTTTATTAGTTCTATGAAATTATCTATGGAATCTATCTTTATTTTCTTATTTTTGCGTAAAAATTGTATAATTGAAATAGCTTTTTTTATCTTGTCCTCCCCAATTACATAATTATAACTATTAGTTGGGTAAGTCCAAAAACTTGGCTCTAAAGGTTGTATATAAAAATTAGTATTACTATCTGTTATATTTGTACATTCTGCCATTATATTTCTCCTTAATATAAGACTCTACCACAAGTTATGTAAAATGTCAAGAACTTTTTTTAAAAATATTTTTAAAATAATATAAAGCTGGTGGTAGGACTTAAACCTACAACATGCAGTTTACAGGACTGCTTCTCTGCCACTGAAATACACCAGCATAATTTATTATAAAGTTATTTTCTTTTTTCTATTTTTTATAAAATTATCAACTACTGACATATAAGTAGTTATAATATTTTCTTCTACTTTTCTTTCTTTCTCATCTATTAATTTTTTGCGTTTAGTTTTAACCATTATAAAAATTAAAAAAATAATGAATGTAAGGAATTAAGTCTCTCTTCTATTATTTTACAGTAATCTTCACTAATTTCTGATCCTATATAGTTCCTATTTAGTAATTTACAACATTTTGCCACAGTCCCACTACCCATGAAGGAATCATAAACTAAATCAGCAACATTACTTCAAGATATTATATAATCTATTACTAATTTTTCTGGAAAGCTTGCTGGGTGTCGTCCATTATCTGTTTTGCCTCCAACAATATAAGTCCAAATATTTCTTTGTACTTTGGTATCTTTTGTTTTAACTATCTCTTCTCTACTACGAAAAGAATTTTCTTTTACACGCCCAGCACTTCTTACAGTTTTATAATAACCTTTTGTTTTACAATCCTCTAATATTGGATTAAATGTTTTTGGTTTGCCCTTACTAAAAACAAACATATATTCAAAAGCTTGTTCATATCTATTATGAGTTAAAGGTACTGGATTCTCTTTTTGGTATATCATTGTATCATATAAATTAAACCCAACATCTTTAAAATACAATGCTTGTTTAAATGATGTTCCTGACTCACTTCCATTAATAACTGAATCACCAACTACCCATACTACAATACCACCTAATCTGATAACTCTAAATAATTCTTGAATAATGGGTTTCCACACATGCTCCTCCCAATCTAACTTATTATCACCAGAGTATTTACGAAGTTGGTCATAGGATGGAGAAGTAACTACCAAATTAATAAAATCATTTGGCATTTTACTCATTGTTACCAAACAATTTTCATTAAATATTTTGTTTATTAAATAATTATATTCCATAAATTTTAAAAATTACTCAGGCGTTTCCTCAGCATTTTGATTTCCAATAGGTGCACCTTGTTTAGCAAAACCTGTATTACCAATCTCTAATTTGTCTCCTTCTGGTCTAGGCTCAAGTCCTGCGTCCAAACGAACTTCATTACGTGTTCTAATGCCTGCTTTAACTTCAGCTACATTCTTTCTCAATAAAAATTCATTATCATCAGGCACAGGATTATCAAATGCTAAAAATATAGAATCATCATATAATGATAATAATTTAGTATTTATACCCCCCTCTAATCTCTTATCTCTTGGTAATATAGTATTAGAATAATATTGCCTATCCCCTACATAGGCATTGGCGAGGTTCGTATTTTCTGTAGTCAGCATTGACATAGGAACACCAAATACAGCAGCTACTATTTCCCTATAATTTTTTCTGCCTTGTAAATTATTTAAGTCTTTAGGCGGAAATGTTATACTATGATATTTTAATCCCTTTTCTAATATAGCAGTTTTACCTGCTTTGTTAACTCCACCATAATTCTGTTTCCATTGTTCTTTCATTCTATCAAAAGTAGTTTGACTTAATTCCATATCTGTCTCTAATACACCTTCCATTCTACAATTATTAGTGTATAAAGCATTCTCAAATTTATCCATATTTTCTTTAGTATTAAGTTCATTAACAATTGAAGCATGAGGAGCCATACCATAATATAAATTATGTGGATTAGGAAATTTAAAATGCACTATCTCATTTAAATCAAAAGGAACTGTTTCTGTTCCTCTTTTAAATATGTAACCAGCTATGAACTTTTCTTTAGAAGGGACAATTAACATATTTTGTGATGGAATAACCCATATTTGTCTGGGAACTCCTAATTTATCTTTAAAAATATACCAATAAGCATTTCCAGTTAATTCTAAAAATAAAGCTGTCGTCTCTAATAAGGTATATCTATCCATAAAAGGATTTGGGGATTTAATTAAATCTATAAATGGGTGATTTATAACTTCTTTTACAGAAACAGCTTTTTGTAGATAAGAATGTAATCCACCATTACTTTCTAACCATTTTAAAGTAATTTTATCAATATCTCTTGTAGGGGCAATCAATCTTTGTCCTTTTTTAGTAGCTACAAATAATTTAAATGTTCCTTTGGCTACACAGGAAGCATTACGGGATGCACATATAAAAACCCAGTCCTTAAAAGCATTTACAAGACTTGTTAAATCATCTCTACGATATAATTCTCTCCCATCTTCCCAAGCAGATACTACTGCTCCTGTATATTTCTTAGGAATATCATCATTATCTTTTGAGAGTTTATTCTTTGCTTTTAATACTAAACTAGATAATCTTTTTTCTTTTAATAATGCCATAATTTTTAATACTCCTGTATTCTCCTTTTACCAAGAGTTTATTTAAAAAATTGTGAATTTAATATTTCTTTATGTTTGTTAATTATATTTACACAAGTATCAAAATATTTTTCGTTTTTTTCGATTAAAATATAATTTCTATTAGTATTAATACATGCTATTCCAGTAGTTCCTGAGCCCGCACAATTATCTAATACTATATCATTTTCATTTGTGTACGTTTTAATCAAATATTCAAATAAAGCCACTGGTTTTTGAGTTGAATGAACTCTAAATTTATTGTTTGCATTGCTTGCAACAATAATAGTGCTTGGATAGCTATGAGTAAGCAGGTAACAACTTGTTGATTTTAATCCTAATTTATGTTCATTGTTCTTGCAAGTTCTTTTCCCTCCAGCTTTTCTTGGAACACCCTTTTTAATCATTATTGGATTATAAATAAGCCTTTTGTTTCCAAATATTAAAATATCTTCATGTCTTTGCATTGGTTTTATTTTGCTAAGATGTGGTTGCGATGTTTTTACTTTATCCCAAACCATTGAATATTTAAATAATTTTCTGTTTGAATTTATTAAATCTGTAATAAAAGGTTGATTTCCAAACAAAACAATTGCTTTATTATCTTTAATAATTCTTTCATATTGCTCCCATAAAGCTTTAAAAGGAATAATAACATCCCATTTGCAAGCAGTAGTTCCATAAGGCAAATCACATAACACCATATCAATAGATTTATCTGGAATACCTGGCATTATATCTAAACAATCACCAAGTATAACTTTATTTATAAAATTTTCAGGATATTGCATTAAATAAACCTTAACCTCAAATCTCCAAATCTGTGCCTAAGATGAGTATATAGAGCATATTGCTCTGCATTCATACAATTTGATGTCCACATTATTCTTCCATTTCTGCGTACCACTATAATACCAGAAGTAACTCTAACGTCATACACAAAATCATTATATTCTTCCGCAAATAACTTACTTTTAACAAGCTCAACACAACCTAGACCATTAACACCTTTAGTTTCATAAGATAAAGAAAGTCTATATACTGGGAGGCAGTTATAAATTTTTCTTATGATTTTTACACTTCTTGCATCAAGTATTTTGTAAACATTAGAGCTTATGCCAAGTTTAAATAAAACTTCCTGAAAATCAGAAACTAATTGGAAAGATACACTAGATACTTCTTTATTTAAAGATTTTTTAGCTCCATCACCAGTCCAATAACCCTCCCATAAAGCTTGTAAAATTTCTTTTGTTCCATTTTTATATTCAATTGGAATAAATTTTGTATCAGATTTTCCTAATTTTATAAAATAACTATAAAGATCCTTAGACATAATATAATATCTGTTTACATTACATTTAGTGATAATTTTACTATAAGGCACTTGTAAACTTTGTATTATATTTAAAATATCATCACCATTTCCATCAATTATTACTGAATAATGATTTTTATTTACACAGCCTTCTGCTAACCATAATCCTAAAAACTTTCCAAAAATAATAGATGGGATTGCATATTCCCCTTTGTATTTATTAGCATATTTAGTAAATTTAAATTCTGGTATATCTTTCCCAACCCACTCAAAACAATTACGTTTTATAAAACTTTTTTGGGGAAGATTGTTTAATGAACAAAAATCAAAAACAGGTTGTTTTTTAATCGTAGTAGAATATTGATTAGATACCCATAATAATTGATCAGGAGTGATAGAAAAATTTAAATTTTTACTATCATACCTAATCATACTACCTGTATATTTTTGTTTTATTATTTTTATAGGTTTTTCATATAAAATTTTATTTTTATCTAATGTCATTACCTCATCAGATTCTGTTAAATCATAAAAATACTTCCATCCAGAATTAGTTAATATTTGTGTCTCTTTGTCATAACAATGGTCAGCTATATTTGGTGCTGGCTCTTCATATATTCTACCATTTTTATCTTTTCTTCTACTATATCCCATTTTTTCTTTAATTAAATTAGCACTTGCTTTATAACAATGTATTTTGAATCTTTTCACAAAATCTATGGAATTTATAACATCTTTAACAGATTCTATAACATTGTATCCAGCTTCCCTAAATTCCTGTATTCTGTCTGGCTCAGCAGAGTCACAATTATGTACCAATAAATTTTCAGCAACAAACAAATTATCCCCATCTACATCTAAATCTATAACTTCCCCATTATATTTTTCCAAATCTATTTTTTTGACTCTAACTAACATATTTCCATTAATTATTCTTTTTACACATAATGGTTTAGTGTTTATTTGAAAAAATCCTAATGATTTTATATCTTTTAATGAAAAAATAACATCATAACAAGTAGTTACTGTACCAGCCCTAGTTTTACCACCTTTGCTTATTCTTTTTTGTGTTGATGGCTTTAATCCACATCTAAGAGCTATTAAATACATTTGCCGAAATAAATTATAACTTGTAGTAGTACCACATAAACTATAATTTCTTGGTTTTATACTTAACCCACCATCACCCCTTAACCATCCTATAAGCAATTCACGTTGATACTCAGGAGACATTGTCATTAAATCATTATGCAAAACCTTAGTCTTAGCTATCCCATTAACGTAATATTTAAAAAATTCAGATAATACAACAGAAAAAATAGCTACAACAGCAACACTAGGACACATATCTAAATAAACAGAACAATCAATATCAAAGCATTCTTTTACAATTTCAACTACATCTTTAACCCAAGTTTCTGTTTCATCTAAAGAAAAATAAAACTTAGTATCCCACTTACCAGTGCTACCTTCGGCAGTATAATACCCTAATAAACGAAAAATTGATGAAGTAAATTTAAAATCAATTTTTTTTCTCTTATTGTTTTTTCCTATACCATCAAATTTTAATTTAATATCTTTTATTATACCATCCATAGGAATTAATAAGTAATCTCCAACTTTTATTTCCGATGCAGTAACAAGTTTCAAGGATTCCATTAATTTTTTATCACTTCGTTTATCCTGTCTGCCTGTTTTTCCTGGTATAATTGGAATTCTATGATCTGGTGTACATTTTAAAGCTTCAAAATTACTTTGAGTTTTTATTTTTAATAAATCCCCATTATATTCTCTTCGCATCACATTTAAAACAGTTTTATTATTATGTAAAATATCTCCTATTTTTACATTATTGATAGCTTTTTCTGTCTCATCGTGCATTCTAATTAATGTACTTGGATGAAAACAATAAATAGGAAATGTTTTAGATACATTTAATTCATTGCATTTTTCAATTAATTGAGCATTGGTTAGTTCAGTTTTGTATATAAGCTCTTCTTCAAATATATCATCACCATTAATAACCATTTTTAATAAAGCAGAGGGATTAGTAAAACCAAAATCTAATCCATAAATAGTCTCACCAGTAGTAATATATTCTGAAGTTGTGTCCCAGTTATTATATATTAAATTCTCTAACTTACCCCATTCACCTAAACCGTAAACTTTATATTTATTAAAATCAATGTGCTGGTAAGATTCTACTAACCTTACATAATCTTTAGATAAAAATTGATTATCTTTATATGTACTATGTATTTCTTCTAAATCAAAATTTTCTCTCTTATCTAAAATATCAGTCTTAATCCAATGATACTCATCTATAGGATTAAAACACATAAACAATTGATTACGCAATTCTTCTTCAATTGGCTCAGAAAGTCGTAGCAATAACTGCATTAAATCATCTTTATCAAAATCAGTGGCCTCATTCATCCAGATATAATTCCATCCAGAAGATTTTATTTTTTCAGGGGAGTCCAATGAACCAAAATGTAAATAATTATTATTTGGTTTATAATAATAATCTAAATTTTGTTTATTCTCTTCAACAATGTTATATAAATCATATTGATCCATAAACTTCTTCCAGTCTTGATATACAGATATTCTAAGAGATGGAAGTGTTTTTCTAAGAACTAATATTTTTTTATTTCTTTGTGTGAAAAATCTTTCTAAAAATAATAATTGCCCAATAGAAAAAGTTTTCGAGGATCTTGAGCCCCCTCTATTTATAACTATCTGAGCCTTAGACTCCCTATTGAGATAGAACAATTTTGTAGCTTTAATATTCATGTAATTTTATTATTGTTTACTATCCCCACACCAAAACCCACAAAGTTTACCAAGCCTAATTAATAATGTATGATATGGTTCTATGATTATAGAATAAATTTTATCCTTATATCTGATTTCTTCAACATTATAAGAATAATCATTATTTGCAAAACATCTAATCAACCCCATATAACCAACAAATGAAAATATATATCTATACCCAACCTTGTTTAATATATAATAAAGATCATTTATACATTTATTATTATTATTTTTATAAGCAGCAACAGCATTGCGTTTTGTGCATAAAAAAATTCCTTGCACAAAACTTTTTAACAACTCACTACTTAAATTTTTAATTTTATCACTAATAAATCTTTCATATCTATTTTTTCCTAAATTAGTTTCAATATAATCACAAAAAGACTGGGAATAAATTTCTACACTTAGATTTTCATTCTTTTTTGCTAAAAATTTTATTCCTAATTTAGTTAATAGCTCTTTTATTTTAAGAGATGTTTCTTCTTCTTGATATAATGGAAAATAAATAAAATTTCTTGTTATAATACCTTTAGCAAAAATAATCCCAAGTAAATAAGCAGCATCATGTCCTTCCACAGACACATCTTTGACTTTATATTTTAGCTTATTTATTCCTTTAAATTTATTTATATGTGCAATGTAGAAAATAGATTTCTGGTTAAGGAGATATTTAGCTTTTAAAAAACCAGGAGAAGGATCACTCTCCAAGTAAACTAATGCTTTACTTTCTGGTGTAATAAAAAATCCAGCCTTTGCATCCTTTTTAACACCACCACCTATCATATTACCTGAATAATCTAATTCTTTTACATCTTTGCAGGGTAAAAATTCAGCTATTCTTGTATAAGGATTTAATGTGGCTAATTTATCTCCTGATTTTATTTCTGCTATATTTTTCCACCCATCAAAAGTAAATATATCACTATCTTTATGAAATCCAGTTAATTCCATTATAAGTTAGAAGTGTTATCCCAGTTCTCTTCATTTGTAGCATCTATAAAATCTTTAGTTATACCATTTCTATCATCTATAGGAACAGTTTCCTTTATTTCCTCTTCCTTTTTCTGTTCTTGTAATGTAACATCCTTAATTTTTACATCAATGTATTCTTTAGCCTCTATTTCTTTAATGCGCTCATCAGCTTGATTTTTTACATCATTGATAGTAAAAGCAGGCTCTATATTAAATATAATAGTATTTCCTTTATTGCCAGAATCTTCTTCTTTAACACCCCATCCTCTTTTTTTACCTTGATTATTTAACCAATATTTTATTGCTTCTAATTCTCCCTTTTTAACTAATGTTAATAACTTTATTTCTGCAATATCAAGATATTTCTCTTTTATATCTTGATATATTTCTAATAATTCTGGACTTTGTGCAACAAATTTAGCCAAAGCAAGAGAAGAACATCCTAATAAAGATGCTGCTTTGGTCAACCATCCACCAGATTTCTGAATAGCATCTTCCACAGCAGGTATATTTTCTCGTAATGTATTCATTACGTCATTTTTCCGCATATTATTTAATTCTAATGAATAAACATTTTGTTCTTCTTTGATAACAGTAGTTAGTGACATAATATAGTCCTAGCAATAAAATTTCTAATAATATTGTATAAATGAGAATAGCTTTCTTTATATCCTGAATGACCCTTTGAAATTTTAATTTCGATAAGATTATCATTAATATGTTTATAGTCTTTTTTAAACCCAAATATGCCCGACCATCCCGTCCCCCATAAAGCCCCACTCAAAACAACTATATCTTTTTTTCCTATAATATTATGTACTTCAACATCAGGAAATTTACTAAAATCAAAATTTCTACTTACAACACTACCAAAAAGCACTAAAGCATTCATACGAAACTCTTCACCCCATTTTCGCAATGCTTCACAAGTTGCCCATGTTCCAAAAGAATGTGCTACAACTACAGTTTTCGCATTAGGATATTTATAACTACAGGCAGCTAATCTATTTGCTACAATCATGGCAATAAGATTTCTTACAAAAGGCATGCGCTCTAAAATTAAAAGTAATACGCCATAATCAATTGTTGATACTTTTACTCTATCAGCAGATAACCCTACATCCCCTGAAACTTGTTCACAAAGAGTGGCTAAATCACCACCTTTGGAATACACCCCATGAACTGATACAATATTTAGTAGTATCTCTGGATATAATTTTTTAGTAAACATTTTTATCTTCCGCCTCTTCCCCTGCTTGCCATTCTTCTTGATGTACTTCCACCAGCACGTCCACTTGTTCCTTTGGGTTTTCTTCCCCGCCCTGTTCTTACTGGTTTTCTTCCCCCTAACCTAAGCAACCAATTACCTATGCTACGAAATGTGGCTTTTACTCTTCCCCCCCAAGATGCGTTTTTGCTTACATTTCCAGACCTTTTTCCAGTATGTTTTGACATACATTATTTACTTGCCCTTTCATTTCTGTTTGAACAGAATATTACTTTGCTCTTTACTTTGTTTTTTGAAGCATTCTTACAATCCTGAAAATCTACACACGAGAGACATAACTTAATATCTTTCATTAAACTTTCTCCTTAAAAGTAACAATTTCAGTTTCAATTCCATTTTCTTGTATAATCATATCATAATTTAACTCTATCTCACAATCACAAAAATAACAGTGAAAAACACCATTAATTGTATCATCATTCACGCTTATTTTTCTGCCACACTTTGGACAATTATTCTGTATTTGCAATTATTTCTCCTTTACTTAATGATTCAAACAAATTTAATCCATTATTATTTAATAAATAGACTATATCTTTACAATAATCCTTAGATATATTTCTAATTCTAATTAATTTATTAATAATCTTTGTCAATAAAACTTCCTGATCAAAATTTAATTTTAAATTAGTAACTATAGAATCTAACATTGTTACTAAATCACACCAAGTTTCATTTCTATTATTTTTACCCTTAAATAAATGATCTATTTTATTTTTAAGTAAATTATTCATTACAAATGTTCCTGGCTTATATTCATCTTGTTCCTTTAATAATGGCATTAAATACAATCCTCCTTATTTATCATACATCCCCTTTTCTCTCCGTTGACTGATCCAACTGTCCACACAAATTGTTTTAATTCCTTGCGGAATTGTTGATAAAATATATGCTTTGTTTGAGGGTGATATATAAATCATAATTCGTTCAGGCTCTATTTGTTTGACCATTTCTTTTACGCCTTTTTCATGTAGTTCTCTTCCTATTGCACTATCTATATCTATGTTTTGAGTTTGAATAGAAATGCAAGGAGTGCCCTTTGGTATGCCAAGAAAAGCAAAATCAAATGATCTTTCATCTGTCCAAGTCACATCTGGTATAACATAGATTCCAGCTTCTTGTAAATATCTTCCTATCCACCTAGCTCTATATACTTGCCATATTTGCCATGCCATAGGCTCACCAGGTATAATAGTAAAATTAGGAGTAATAACAGCCATATAATCTTTTTCTTTTATTTTATATACATATTCAATAGTTTTATCCCACACTGCTTCAAATTTATCATCCCAAGCATAAAAACCTAAAATACCTTGTGTACAATTTACTTTTTCATGGTAACATCCTTTGAGAAATAACCAAAATCCTTTCCAAGTTTCATCAATTGTTTTTCCATCTCCACAATAAACTTGTATTGGCTCTGGAACACTTGTTAACATTTCTTTCTTTAAACATGGTATGTCATAATTATTTAAACCACGCTCAAATAAAATTGCATCATTTAGTTCATAAATATTTCCTATCATACCATTATTATCTTCTATTTCTTCATCATCCTCTTGCTCATCTGAATTACTACTGCAATCAGAAATAGCATCAATATCAATATTAATGTCAGGAATATTAATAACATCTTCAAGAATATCTTTATCAATATCATTAATAAAATCGGTAAAATCATCAAACTCCTGATACTTACTATTAATAATAAGCAACTTTTCTTTAGCATCTTTCTCATTTTTAGCCTCTATGAAAATACAGGGTATATCCCAAATACCCCCATTACCTGATTTAATTTGTACTTTTTCTTTTTCAAGTAATAATTCCCTTCCATGCCCATCTAAAATATAATACTCATCATCATTTTTTCTCCAAACAAAAAAAGGAACAAACATCCCTTTCTTTTCAAATGACTTCTTTAATTTTTCATAAAGTTCATCTGGCAACTTTTTAAGTTTGCCTTGTAATGGTTTTAGTCGGCGATAATCTATCCATCCAAATTCCATTGGCTCAACAGAAATTATTAGATTATCTGTCATTGTACTCCTGTATGCCCAAAGCCATTTGTACCTCTGGAAGTTATACTTTCTTCTTGAAATTCATTAAAATCCTTAAATACAACTATCTCTGGCTTAACTATTGGGGCAATAACTAATTGAGCTATTCTATCACCTTTGTATATTCTATAATTTTCATTAGTGTTATTATACAATAATACTTTCAATTCGCCACGAAAATCAGCATCTATCGTTCCAACTCCATTTGCCAGCATAATTCCTTTACAAGCTAAGCCACTGTGCATTCGTATTTGACCTTCATAGTTATTTGGAATTATACAATAAATACCAGTTGGAATCATAGCCATTTTACCAGAAGGAACAATACAATCATCATAAGACGCTAAATCCAACCCACTTGCACCATCTGTTTGGTAATTAAGTGATTTTACATTATCCTTATAATAAACTCTTAAATACAAATAAATCTCCTTTATTATTTACGTTTGACTTTTATCTTTTTTCCTTTTACTAATTTTTTTAAATCTGCTTTAGTTCTTTTTGCAACCAATCTCTCTTTATCAATTTCTTCTAAATTTCTAACTGTAAATTCTTCACATGCTCTACACATTACATTCTTATTCCTTTTAATATAAATATTTACATAATTTTTTTCTATTTAAACACTTTAAATGCAAAATGTCAAGAACTTTTTATAATTTAAGAACTTATATTAAAATAATAACTATAATTTAAAAATAAAAAAATTAAAGATTTTGGCTTGACAAATTCAACTTTCAAGATATAATACAATATTAATTTAGATTAATCACAATAATACAATTGGGGATTAAACATGGAAATAATTGTTCCTTATAATTGTAAAACTATAGCTGAGGCACTTGCTAAAATAGAACATAGCAAGAGAGATAAACATGAGATAATTGTTATTATACATAACAAACCAGAAAAAATTAAAATCAGAAACAATATCAGATATAACTATTTAAATAAAACTTATAGCTTAAAAGAGTTATATGAAACAAAGAAAAAGAATTTTCCACTTTTTTTATTAGATTGCCTAACAATAATTATTGCTATCCCTATAGACATATTAATTAAATTATTACTAGAAGTACAGAAAAAATATAATGATATTATATCAAGTAACGTCTAATTATTTCTGTGCAGGATTTGTAATTAAAGGCTTGCTTTTAGAAACTATTATAATAAATTCCCTAACAAAATTACAATTTCTAAGAAGGATTATATGGGGTTAAAAGTAAAATTCTATAGTAAAGACCTTACTTCTAAAATTTTTGAATTTGATAAATTATTAGGAATGGAACTTATTACAGATAAAACAATAATTCATGGATTTAAATTAGAATAAAGGAGAAAAGAAAGTGTTACTAAATTGTAATAATTGTGGTTACGACATTGAAATAGATGATTGTTGGGATTCTTTGGGGAACGAAATTAAATGTGCCGATTGTCACCATTGCTATACTTTATGCTATGATGAAATATCCAATTCAGAAACAGGTGAGGAGCAGGGATGGTTTTATTTAGAATAATGTGCTGTACCATAATTAGTCATGGGATGAACTGTTAATTCATAATATGCAAGTTCGAATCTTGCCAGCACAGCCATATTTATACCAGGTAATGTAACGGTAGCATAAGGAACTTTGGATTCCTTTGTGAAGGTTCAAATCCTTCCCTGGTAATTACTTACAACAATTAATTACATAATGAATTATATTTGGGCATTACTTATATTAAGTTGTTTTATTTTATGTTTATTTATAGGATATATTATATAAAGGAAAGTAGATATGTTAAAACCAGGCGATGAGACATAGTTAGAAAAAATCATAAAACTAACTGAATCTGTTAGAAATTTGCTAGAATATGCAAATGGCATAGAAACTCTAACTATTTCTTTAGAACTTTTAAAAAGTATTAAGAATGTAGTAGAAGGAGCTGAATCCTCTTTAACTTATGAGAAAAATAAATTAATATGAAAACAAAAATAAAATATGAAGATTTAATTAGAGTATATAATAAATTATCAGATAAATCAGAAAAAAGATTTGTTACATTTGAAGATTTAGGCAAACCTGGAATATTAGATATTTTAAATAAAAAACCAAGTATGACCATAAAAGTTATAAGATTCTGTATAAGATTATTTACACATACTATTTTATCAATTACTGCTATATTAAAAGTATTCTATAAAGTATTCATAGAAATATTAAAACTTTATAGAAAATATTTATTTCTAAAATAATAGTTTTAAAAAAATTTCAAATTATTATATATTAATTTAAACATAAATACTTATAAAACAAACACTTATGTTAATATATGACCCAAGAACTAATATAAAAGCAGAATCAAATAATCCTGCACTTATCTTAGCACATTTTATTGAACAAGAAGCAATTAATTCATTCATGGAGTTAGACAGTGATTTTTGGAGAACGGCAATTAACAATACTGATTATTGTGATGGCAGCGTATTTCCATATTAAAAATAAGAGGATTCATAAATGTTAGATAATTTTGGTAAAGATTTTAGTAATCTAATAACAATGCTTGTAATAACATTAATAATTATTGTTCCATTAGGTATATGGAAATTATTAGATATTATCTTTTGGTTAATTTTACATATCAGTATAAACTAAATTATGAATGAAAAATTTAAAACACTAAATAAAGAAGTAATAAGTAATGCACTAATGGATAATTTTGACTTCTCATTAAATATGATTAATTTAATAGTTGAAACTATTTGGGCAACAAAAGATTATTCAGAAGCAATATTACATAATATGCCAAATAAAGAAATATCCAAAAATCAGTTTTAAAAAAATTTAGATTTCTATATAACGATTTCTAAATATTTGTCCTGTAAAACAAACCCATTGCTCATTGACAATTAAATAAGTACCTATGAATATTAAGTTATATACTTATACTAGTAATTATTATAATTATGTATAATATTTCAAAATATGGTTTAAAACCTATGAGATGATGCCTGCCCTATCCCCATAATATTCCGACCAGTAGCATCAATGGTGTGTATTAGTCTTAGTCTCAATCATCTATTAGAGTCATGACTATTGGATTATGAAATTATCTGCATGAAAGTTACTGCATGGAATATATGCTATACTCTGTGGAATGTATGCTATAGTGTGTAAGAATCTGGACTAATGGACAGTGTGTAGGATTGATTATGAGATTGTAGGATTGATTATGACATACTAAAGGACATAACCCTGTCCAATTGTGTCAGAGTCAATCCTATTGATAATTAGAAGGTATGACTAAACTACGTCTGATAATGTATAAATCTGGTACTTATGACTTGTGTATAAGTCATAAAAAATTGAAAACAACATAGCTTGATTACATATACTTGTGACTTGTGGTTAAGTCATAAGTTAGAACCCATGAAACAAACTCAATAGTATGACTAAACTTGTGCCGATGTGGCATGTAATCGCTTGTGGATGACAATAAGAGTGCACTGCTCGATCTGATGAACCCGTTGTCGGGATAGACCTAACCTGATCCCTATATCATCACATGATAGTGACTCATAATATCTTAGGATAATTATCTCCTTATTTCTCTCAGGTAACTTATCCAATACAGATAATAATATAGTATGGGTATCACTATCATTGATACCATCGTCCCGCCGGTAGTCCCGAATAATGTCTGAGGCAATCTCATTACCCGGTCTATCTCGTCGTAAGTAATTGTTAATCCTAGACCGGATGCACAATGTAGCATACGTGGTAAATGCGGCTAGCTCTGGTCTATGACGGCGTTGTGCAATCAATACACCAATACGACCCTCTTGGACTAGATCCTCCCGTTGGGAAGGTAAATAGTGATACCTCTTAATAATGCTGTGGATCAATCCATCATGGGGACATGCACTAGACATAGTTGTTACTCCTTATAATGGTTAATGATTAAGGATAATGGATCAGGTCATCTGTATCAATTGCTATATCTGCTATTGTCTTACTCATGATTATTACTCCTTATAATGGTTAGATGGTTAAGATTATCTGGTAATACATTGATAATTGATTATGGTATCCAGTGTACCATTAAGGGTTGATACCCGATCCCACAGAAACACCAGATGATCAACTGGTGGATTATCCAATAATATTTGGTCTCGTATCTCTTGTCGCTGTCCTCTCAGATATTGTATTATGTTGTCAATCTGATACTGTTGTAAGGTATCAAGATTAATCCTCTTAACTTGGTCTTGATAATTTATTGTAATAGTCATAACTCATTCTCCTCTCCTTAAGTTAGAAATGTCCACTAAATCTATAGACTTATATTAATCTCTTTTACGGTTACAATTTAAAAATTAAATCTCCCCAAGATCTTATGTACCATAGGGTTATAATTTTGTTTATCTGGTAATCTAATTACCTTTACTTCTTCCCTTCCATAATATATTTTCATACATCATACTTCCCTTTCCTGGTATTCCTGATTTATCAATGTTTCGATTTCCTTTTCCTCATGTTCCCGGATGCATTCCGGGGGACAATTATCGGTGACAATACAATATCCAAGTAATTCGATATTACACATAATTTATTTCCTTTCTGATCTG